GAAACGAGGTCTTACAAAGAAAGACTTCATACTATGATGGATATCAACAAAGAGCTTCAATCAAAATCTAGTGACAATGACACCATTAAAATTACTGTCAATGGTGAGAACGGAGAAGTTAAAATTGTTGATGCTGACGCTAAAACAACAGTAAAGAAAAGAGGTAGAAAACCAGGTTATAAAAAACCTTACTACAGAAAGAAGACAGGTGGTAACCCATCTTGATTTTAGGGATAAACAAATAGTGTAGAAAAGGAGGGTAAAACCTCCTTTTTTATTTATATTATAGTATGATTTCTGTCCTACTATCAATATTATTGGTTATCTTAGGGTCTTATTACAAGGGTAAGATGGACCTAGTAATGTTCAGAGATAAAAACTCTGGATGGAACAAGAAATGGAAACTCAGTAAAAACGGTAAATTGATAAGATACTATGGCAAAGATTGGTACTATTTTGGACATTATCCAAACTTTAAAGAAAGGTTTCCTTACAGCAGTACTATTCTCGTTTGTTTTACTGATAATTGGCATAAGTATCAGTTTATATTTCTTAGGTGCATATACCTGGCTATTTCTATTCAACTATCTGGGTTTATTGGAGCTACCCTGTTAGCTTTCCTAGTATTTCCTATACTATATGGTATAGGGTTTTACTTTGGATACGAGAAGCACAGAAAAATCTAGTTTATGAAACAACTTCCTATTACTATTCTCTTTGAAATGAGAGACGGGGAGCTTATCCCCAAATCGGAGCTAGGTAAACATTCGCTAGCTAATTATTTAAAAAATGTAGAAGAAGGTGCACTTATACAAGTCACCTATGAAGAGCAGAGTACTGACGGTACTTATGCACAGATAAGCAAACTTCAAGCTTGTACCCGGGAGCTATCAAAGCACTTAGGTTACACTCACGAAGAGATTAAAGACATAGTAAAACACAAAGCTGACTTATATACTCCAGAGGGAGAACTTAAGTCGTTTGCTCAGTGTTCGAAGGAGGAGTTGAGTTTGGCGATTCAAGCTGTTCTGGATCTTGGGGAGCAGGTGGATTTTCCTCTTCTATGATCTTTCCTTCTTTTGTGTCGTATTTGACGACTTTTACCAACTTTTGCTCTCGAGCTTCGTCTTCAAGACCTATAAGTAAACCCATGAGTGTTTCAAAGTGAAACTCGTCTTCGGTTTTATCTTTACAGTTCGGATCCATTGCTCGAGTAGTAAAAGTTTTAGGATCAGAGTCACCAGGAATTTTATAATAGTTAGTCATAAACTGATTAAGACGAGCATAGAACAAACCACTTATTTCAATTTTGATCATAGCCTCAGGAGGTACGATCTCTATATCATAAGTAGTTTCTTTTTCCTTGTTTTCTTTTACTGTTTCTTCTGACATAACTAAAAATCATTTAAACAAAAATATGATAACTTCTGTAAACTTACAAGATGTAAAAGATAAACTTTATTTAGACTTAAAAGATACCGGTTGGGATGATAAACTCAAGAGCTTTCTGCAGGGTACTGATATGGATAATATCTTAGAGAGACTGCTAAAAGAATCTATGGATGGTAAACGATTTACTCCTCCGGTAAAGTACATTTTTAGAGCTTTAAAACTATGTCCATTCAATAAGACCCGTGTTGTAATAATCGGTCAGGATCCATATCCACAAGTAGACGTAGCAGACGGATTAGCATTTTCTTGCAGTAGACAGGATCGTACGGAAGTATCTCTTCAATACATGAAGAAATGCATTTTAGAAACTGTTCCTGAGGAAGATAGAGATCCAAATCAATCGAGTGATCTATCTAGATGGGCAGATCAGGGTATACTACTTCTCAACACGGCGTTGACAACTTCTATAGGTAAACCTGGTACTCACCAAATACTTTGGAGAAACATGATAGTCAATATCTTAGACGCTCTAGTATGGAATAGTGACCCACTTGTTTATGTCTTTTTAGGTAAAAAAGCACAAGAATTTTCTGATTTGATACCGGACGTAAACTACAAAATTATAACTTCGCACCCCGCTAGCGCATCGTACTCTGGTACCGAATGGGACTGTGGAGATCTGTTTAACAAGGTTAACAGCTATTTACAAAAACAATCAAAAGCAAAAATTGCATGGTAAGAATAGAGTCATCGTTTAGCTTAGAGGATCTTATGGCATTCGCTAAGGAGACTTATGAAGCATTTAATATAAAGAATAAGTCACGTAAGTATGCTTACTACCGGCAGGTAGCTGCATATATTGCGACAGAAGGTGGTTACAAAGTAGGAGAAATAGCAAAATCTTTTAGTGTATCTCACCCAACAATTCTGTGGTCTAGAGATATGGCTACAAGTCGTCTTATGAGTAAGGAAGAAGATTTTCTTTTTTACTATAATGACTTTGTAAATAAGTTTAACACATACCTAAACACTAAAACTTCGAATGAACTTCCTACCACAGTTGATGAAGGACAGTCAGTTGACGCCTAATCAGCTTTACTTGTTGTATTGTTTTTATGTAGGCGAACAACCTCTGTACATAAATATGTATACAGAGCTTCGTGGACTTAAGGTTGCCGGATATGTATCCGCTGATGGTAAAATTACAGAGAAGGGTGTAGAAGTTGCTGAAAAAATACCAGTAAGCAAAAAAGTACCTAAAAAATCTTCTATGGTTATAAGCGAGGATTGTATTACAAAGTACCTTGACTTATTTCCTAAGGGCAAACTACCTAGCGGTAAGTTAGCGAGATCTGACAGAAAGAACATTAAAACAAACCTTGAATGGTTCTTTAAGACTTATCAGTATAGCTGGGACGTAGTTATACGTGCTACAGCATTGTATGTAGATGAATATGAGAAGAAGAATTACTTGTATATGAAGACATCACAGTACTTCATAAGCAAGATGAATTCTGATAGAACTCGTGACTCCGAGCTAGCTAATTATTGTTCTTCCGTAGTCAATGATGACTATGAAAATGATGATCCTCACTTCTCGGAAAAAGTGGTTTAATTAGTATATTGCAGAATTACAACAAACATGGAAACACAGGTACTCTGGAAAAGTCAGAAACAATCTTTTACCCAATCCCTCGAATATATGAAGGGAAGAATGGATGGAAAGATTAAAAGTATTAAAACCCCGTGGACCAAGTTTAATGATGCAACTACAGATGGTATTGAATGGAACTCACTTACAGTTATAGGTGGTCGTCCCGGTGCAGGTAAAACTCTGATTAAAGATCAAATTATTAGAGAAGCATTTACACTTAACGGTGACGAAGACTTTAGAGTATTAGAGTTTCAGTTTGAGATGCTTGGTAGAACAAGCGCGATCAGAGAGTACTCAAGTGTTTTAGGTAAGTCCTATAAATACTTGTGTAGTGCAGATGGTAAGCTCACAGAAGAAGATCTTACTAAATGTTATGAGTACGCCAAGAAGAGAGTTGTCTTTCCTATTGACATCGTAGAGGATCCTTTAACAGTTAATGAGTTTAAAGAGCAAATTGGTATGTATATGAGTCAGAATCTGTTAGAAACAGAGGAAGGTTCATTCTACAGAAAAACCATTGTGACTCTTGACCACTCGTTACTTTTGAAGAAAGCTCCTTTCGAGAAAGATAAGTATGACACACTTTACAATCTTGGTGAGGCTATCACAGAACTTAAGAGGAAATATCCCATAGCGTTTATTATCCTTAGTCAGTTGAACCGTAATATAGATAATCCTGAACGTAGTGAGGATGGTAAATACGGTAATTACATTCTAGAGTCTGACATATTTGGATCAGATGCGTTGCTACAACACGCTGATACTCTTATAGGACTCAATAGACCAGGTAAACAGAAGATTAGATTATATGGTCCTGATAGATATGTAATAGAAAATGACAGAGTTCTTGTCATGCACTTTTTGAAGTGCAGGAATGGTGATAACCGTATGAGTTTTTTCAAAGCTGAATTTGAAAAAATGCGAGTTGCGGAGATGGAAACTCCACCTCAACAAGAAAGACGAATTAATAAATAAACATTATGATCAAAACCCAAGAGAAATCAACTAAAGAGAGAGTATTGGAGCTAAGAGAAAAGCATCAGCTTGTGTTTGAGGAAATAGGCAAACCTAGTGCTTATTTCTATCCTAAAATTGCATATCGTCCTACAGATAAGGATGAGTTGTACGTAAGTTTTTTTCCTAGTGAATTAAACAAAGGTGACGATATCTACACAGAGTTTATTAACCGTGATTACAATCCTGAGGATAGCAACAGAACCCTATGGGTTTTGAAGTATAACCCTCACTGGAAAGAAGAGTATGAACCTACTCAGGTTAATGATCTATCTACTGCTAGATATCTAGTACCTGTAAGCGAGCTGAGCAAAGTGAATCTTCCTAAGAAAGAGCAAGAAGCAGATCCGTTTAAGTCTCTAGTAGACTTTGATGACTGTGCACTCAGTCAAATGACTGTAAGAGATTTTGCTACCATAATGCTCGGAAGACCGTTAAGTCACAAAACATGGTTAAACAACTTAATTACAGGTAACCGATAAATGAGCGAAATAATTCTACCAACTGCAAAAGTTGTTGCTGAAAGCAAAAGTCCTAAGAACCTTATCATCTTTAGTAAACCTAAAGTTGGTAAGACTACCCTATTGTCTGAACTAGAAAACTGTCTTATTCTAGACTTAGAAGACGGTACTGACTATGTTAATGCAATGAAGTTAAAAGCAAGATCTATTGATGATATCAAGAAGATTGGTTCTGCTATCAAAGAAGCAGGTCATCCTTACAGATACATTGCTGTAGATACAATCACTGCATTAGAAGAGTTGTGTGTCCCATATGCAGAAGAGTTATACTCTAAGTCTTCTATGGGTAAAAACTGGTTTACAGAGGGTAAACCAAAGTATGGTACTATTCTAAATATGGCTAACGGTGCCGGTTATCCCTGGTTAAGGGAAGCTTTTACCAAAGTCATTGACTACATCAAAACATGGGCTCCAAGAGTTATTCTTGTAGGTCACGTTAAAGACACAGTATTAGAGAAAAATGGTTCAGAGTTTAACTCTCTTGACCTAGATTTAACAGGTAAATTAAAGAGAATTACTAGTTCTCAGTCTGACGCTATCGGATATTTGTATCGTAAAGGAAACAAAAATGTCTTGAGCTTTAAGACTACAGACGAAGTATCTTGTGGTGCAAGACCCGAACATTTGAGAAATCAAGAGATTGTGTTGTCAGAATTAACTGAAGAGAACGCAATCAAAGTAAATTGGAATAACGTTTATATAGATTAAAATTATGATTAGCACAAAAGTTTCATCCTCATCCGGTAGTAACAA